TCTTCTGACGAAATTATGATACTGTCTGGCGATAAAGATTTTATTCAATTACAAAAGTATCCTAATGTGAAACAGTATAGTCCGATTACTAAAAAAATGGTTGATGGCCATAATCCTGTTACATATCTTCAAGAACATATTTTTAAAGGAGATACCAGTGACGGAGTGCCTAATGTGTTATCACCAGACAATACATTTACTGAAGGATTGCGACAACGGCCGTTGGGTGCTAAAAAGATTGCATCTTGGATTGACAATGACGCTAATGATGTTCTTCCTAACAACGAAGTAAAACGGAACTACCAAAGAAATAAAAAATTGATTGATTTAACATGCTGCCCAGAAGAATTGTCGTCTGAGATAATACATAAGTATAAGGAAGCGCCAGTTAATGGACGTAGTAAATTGTTGAATTATTTTATTAAAACGAGGTTAAAAACTCTAACTGAATCTATAGGAGAATTTTAAAATGAATTTATTAATATCAGAAATTTTGGACAAGGTGTCTAAAGCAAAAACAAAACAGAACAAGGTTGCTCTATTAAGAGAACATGACAGCCAAGCATTGAGAATGGTTGTTAAAGCATCATTTGACCCCAAAGTTAAATGGGCATTACCAGATGGAGAAGTTCCTTTTAAAAGAAATGAAGCTCCAGCTGGAACAGAACACAGCGTTCTTTCATATGAGTGTAGGAAACTATATCATTACATAGAGGGTGGAAATCCTAAGCTTAGTCAGATGAAAAGAGAATCAATGTTTGTTCAGTTGCTTGAAGGTTTGCATGATACTGAAGCAGATGTTCTTATCGCAGCCAAAGATGGGCTATTGCATCAAGCATATAAAGGTCTGTCTGCAAATGTTGTAAAGGAAGCTTTCAACTGGACTGATGAATACATGGTAGATGACCATGCAGTTTATCATCAAATGCCTGGGCCTGCGAATGGGTAAATTTTTAAATGATTATGTGAGCTTTGTAGAGCACACCACAAGTGACCCATCTAAACATCTAAGTTATTTTAAAGAAACTTGTGACATTGTTAAGGAACAAGGTATGGCTCCAGAACGTATGCTAACAGCCGCACTAGGATTGTCAGCTGAATCTGGAGAGTTTACTGAGATTGTTAAAAAGGTTATCTTTCAAGGGAAACCTATGGACGATCATACAAAGCATCATATGAAACGTGAGTTAGGTGATGTTATGTGGTATGTTGCTCAAGCTTGTATTGCGTTAGATACAAGCTTGGGAGATATTATTGACATGAATATTTCTAAATTAGAAGATAGGTATCCTGATGGGTTTGAAGTTACTCGTTCTGAGAATAGAGCCAAAAACGACATATAAAGGTAAATAATGAAACTACTTTTAGCAACAACATTTGCTGTCAGTACTGTGTTAGCACTCCCGCTAGCATCAACAGTATTGCTACCTAAGTCAGAATCAATAGAATGTCTTGCACTCAACATGTATCATGAAGCAAGAGGACAGGGTAGTGCTGGAGAACTTGCGGTGACTGCTGTTGTGTTGAATAGGGTTAATGATTCAAGGTATCCTAATACTATATGTGGAGTGGTGAAACAGGGCCCAACACGACCATCATGGCGTGATCCTAAAATTCGATTTCCTATCAAACACAAGTGTCAATTCAGTTGGTATTGCGATGGCAAGAGCGACAAACCATATGATGAAAAAACATATGATAAAATGTGGAACCTTGCTGATGTTTTGTTAAGTAATGAATTGCCGTTCTTAGATATCACTGATGGTGCTACGCACTATCACGCTGATTATGTAAAGCCCTCTTGGGCTAAAACAAAAACTAAGACTGTAGAGATACAAGATCATATTTTTTATCGTTGGGAGAAATAGATGTGGCTGATAATATAATATCCCTATCAGACTTAATTGAACAACGACTTCGTAAACAACAAGAGATAGATTATTATAGAGACACCCTTGTAAGGTTAGAACGAAAGATTCGTGAGCTTGATAAAGAAGTGGGTATCACTACTTTAATTATTGATATGATTGAGACTGAAAGGGTCTTGACAATTGATGAAAAGCTTGGTAAAGTATTACTATTGAATGATAAAAAGAGAACGACATGAATATATTCTATCTAGACCGCGACCCTGTTATTGCAGCCCAGATGATGTGTGACAAGCACGTTGTTAAAATGATACTGGAATCAGCCCAGATGCTATCTACTACTCATCGCGTACTTGATGGTGATAAGATTGCAGACTCTAAAGGTTTGTATAAGATGGCTCATAAGAACCACCCAAGTACAATTTGGGTGAGAACTAATTCATCAAACTATCAATGGTTATCGGAACACATGAATGCTCTGATGAAAGAGTATACCTATCGGTATGGTAAACATCATGCTACAGAACGGTTAATTCATTCTCTTTGGGAATTTCCCAAGAATATTACTCATGGGGATTTTACTGATCCACCACAATGTATGCCAGATTATTGTAAAAGTGAAGATACAGTATCAGCATATCAAACTTACTACATACTAGAGAAATCATACTTTGCAAAGTGGAAAAGCAGAGCAACGCCGGAGTGGTTCAATGACAGACTTGCATACCTTGCTTAAAGATAATGCTGACATGATGAACTATTGGAAATATGAAGTTGCGACACAACAACAACAATTATATAATGCATATATTCGAATAAAAGAATTGACTGAAGAACTCAATTATATAAAAAAACAAGCATCTAATACCCAACTGGAGTTTGACTTTAATGCCAACATATAATTTTTATAATGAAAAGACTGAAGAAGAATTTGAAGAGTTTATGAGAATATCTGAACTTGACAAATACAAGTTAGATAATCCTCATATCATCCAAAGGCCAGTACTGGTGGCTTTTGTTGGTGACCATATCAGTGCAACAGCAAAAAAGATTGATGGTGGTATGAATGAAAGATTGGAACAGATTGCACATTCAAACCCAGGCTCGCCACTTGCAGATAGGTACGGTGGTTCAACTACATCAATCAAAGATGTTAAGACAAGAGAAGTTCTCAAAAAACATGGTGTTTTGGATAGATTGAAATAGATTATAAATAAAAATAATGGTGCAGGCGAGACATCACACTTCAGCACAGACGCACGGCGTTATGGGAGCTTGGAAGTCAATCCGCCTATGCACCAGAGGAGAGTTGATATCCTCAGGCGAACATCCTTGACTGTCAACTCTCCTCACCTTATTTTAAATAGGACATAATATGGCAAGTACAAAGAAAACTAAAGAAATAAACGCAAGTAATCTAGTAACAATCAAACCAATCACAGATAATCAAAAAGTTGTTTTTGACTCTTGGAAGAAAGGTCAAAACCAATTTCTTTATGGAGCTGCTGGTACAGGTAAAACATTCTGTGCATTGTATCTTGCATTGCAAGATGTGATGGATTTAAATACACCATACCAAAGAGTTGTATTGGTTCGTTCACTTATACCAACAAGAGAGATTGGGTTTTTGCCGGGCGATGAGGACGATAAGTCTGCACTGTATCAAATTCCATATCAGAACATGGTACAGTTTATATTTGAACAACCTAACGAACAAGCGTTCAATAATTTGTATGACAAATTAAAAGGCCAAGGTTCATTGCATTTTTTGTCAACTTCTTTTCTAAGGGGGTTGACAATGGACAATGCAATTGTTATAGTAGATGAGTGTCAGAATATGAATTTTCATGAACTTGATACTATTACAACAAGGATTGGCCAAGACGCAAAGATTGTATTCTGTGGTGACTTTGACCAGACAGATTTACAAAAACAAAATGAGAAAAATGGACTACATGATTTCTTTAGGATACTAGATGAAATGAAAGAGTTTAATTGTGTAGAATTTACTATTGGTGATATTGTTCGATCAGGGTTTGTTCGTAATTATCTTATCAATAAAATTAGACTTGGATTTGGGAGCGATTGATGGATATAAAAAAACTTAGAGAACAGCTAGAAATTGATGAGGGAGTAAAATATGAAATTTATAATGACCATCTTGGTTATGCTACTTTTGGTGTGGGTCATTTGGTTCTTGAGTCAGAGCCAGAATCGAGAATGGAAATCGGAACTTCCATCAGTGAGTCCAGAGTCATTGAGGCCTTCGAACAGGATTGCGAAAACGTCCTGCGAGACTGCGACATCCTTTACGAAGACTTTGGAGATTTGCCAGAAGAAGCTCAACAAATAATTGCCAACATGATGTTTAACATGGGGCGAACTCGCTTGAGTAAATTCAAGGGTATGAAACGTGGAGTGGATGCAAGAGATTGGGATGCCGCCGCAGATGAAATGGTTGATAGCGCTTGGTATCGCCAAGTAACTAATCGAGCAAATAGACTAGTAGAGAGGATGAGAGCTATAAAATAATGTTTAATCATGAACCAGTGGAGTTGCAACCTATAAAGGCAACTAACAATAACGGTGTACGTCTATACAATACACCAGAGGGTAACAAGTACCCATCAATCACAACTGTTCTATCAGTCCGTAATAAGAAGGGACTAATGGAATGGCGTAAGAGGGTAGGCAATGATGTTGCAAACCATGTAGCAAGAACTGCTGCAAATCGTGGAACTAAAGTTCATCATATGTGTGAGGATTATCTAAACAATATGGAATTTAATTTTCCTATGGACTGGCAGAAACACAAAAAACACTTTCTTCCATATTGTCTTTTTCAACAATTAAAAGACAGCGTGTTAAATAATATAGATAATATATACGCACAAGAAGCAGGGTTATATAGTGATAAATACAAGGTAGCGGGCAGGGTTGATTGTATCGCAGAGTACAATGGTGTACCATCTATTATAGATTTTAAAACATCAACCAAAGAGAGAAATGATAAGTATAATGAAAATTACTATATTCAAGGTTCTGCATACGCTGAAATGTTTGGAGAACGAACAGGTATAGAAATTTCACAAGTAGTTATTTTAGTAGTAACTGAAGATGGAACTGTGCAAGAATTCATCAAAGAAAAGTATGCATATCTTGATGCTCTAGTAGAAACCGTTACAGAATGGAGCAACCAAAATGAAACATCTAGTAACAATGCTGGCAATGTTTCTGTTAATGGGTAACCAAACATTAGCACAGGAACGCCAGAACACACCAGATCAAGAGCCAGAATTTTATACACTGGCCAAACCAGTACTGTGTGGAACTAAGAAAGTAATTTTAGCTAAAATTGAGGAGTATGGTGAACTCCCTGCAGCTGCATGGATAGAACAAATAGCTTTACCAAATAAACTATTTAAATCGACAACAATGTTTTTTATTAATGAGGAAACAGGTACATCAACTGTAGTACAAGATTTGGAAAACAATATTGTATGTATGATAAGTCAGGGTACAGGAGCTGCATATTTTTATACCAAGAAAAATGAGAAAGCGCACAAAACAAGCGCAGTTCAAAACAACCAAAATAATGAGGAAATATTATGATTAAAGCAAACACCCTTGTATCAATAGTGACACCAGCTGGTGAATTTGTTGGAAAACTTGAAGAACAAACAGATACACATGTAACACTTCGAACCCCTAAAATGATTGTCCATTCAGAAGATCAGCAAATGGGATTTGCTCGTGGAGTATGTTTGACTGGCGAAGAAAATCCAGAACTCACAACTTTCTATTCTGGTGGTATTATTTTAATGACACCATCAAACGATGAAATTATATCTGCATATACGAAGATGACATCTGGAATTATTATATAAAGTACTTGACAAACTAGTAGCTGATATGGTATAAATAGTATATGATTTGTTGATGCGAGTTGAGAGCTGGTCTGGACGGGGGTGCGATTCCCCCCAGCTCCACCATAAACACATTGAAGAATACCCAGTGTGTTTATGATGGGGCTGAATAGGATCGACAGGCAGAGGTAGATGAGTGGAGAATTGTCGGGTGATTCCGTTATTGGTCAAAACTATAACTGCAAACGATAATTTTGCAATTGAGGATTACGCGCTAGCCGCATAATTGCTCGGGGTTTCGGTGGGTTTCCTAGCAACAGAATACCCACCACTTTTATAATGATTACAGGAAATATACATGGCGTTTACAACATCAAAAACATTCACAGTTGCGATAGAAAATATTGCAAAAGATAAAAATCTTACCCATATGGATGCAGTTTTATATTATTGCGATAAAGAAGGTATTGAACCAGATTCAGTTGGTTCTCTTGTTTCTAAAGGACTAAAGGAAAAAATTGAAGCAAATGCTAGAGATTTAAATTTTCTTCCAAAACAAGCTCAACTCCCTATATAATGCAAATTTTACAATGGAAGCAATTGATACTTATTTAATGTACTGTGCAATGAAAGCACACTTTGGCAAAACTGATTATGACTTTGTTACCTATCATGGCAAAACTCGTATCAAACGTGATTCTTTCTACAAGAGAAAGGATAGGGGCTTCTTTGTCAAAATTTCACGAAAATATAAAACTAAAGAAAACATAAAGAATTACTTTGTCTCTAATTTTATTAAAGACGGTAAAGGATATGTGTCCAATTTTAATGATGAAAACTATGAAGAATGGAAAGATAAAAGAGTTAATTTTTACAATCAATTTACGCTAGAGATTAAGCCTTTAGTTAAAAACTTCAATCCCCTTTTTAATATTGAGAGTGATGAACACCCTACATTATTAAAGGAATATCTTGGAAAAAGAGTATCATTAGAAACTCTTATTATTCTTGATGAACTGGTTGAGTTTAGTAAAACGTGGAATAATAAATTATCTGAGGATTATATATGGCAAGACACTAAAAAACTTATGAATAATTACAAAAGGTTCTTGACTTTGGACAAGAATAGGTATAGAATACAGTTATTAAATCTAATAGAGGAGTCTAATTAAAATGGATTTAGGTAATGTTGTAACTGAACTGAGCGAAAAAGAATTCGAACAGGAACAGAACGCAATGAAAATGTTTGACGTTGTTGACGCAGAAAATAAGAAACTCGTTCTTAGAGTTAAAGAGTTGGAATTTGATTGTGCTGAAATGGCCAAACAAAATGAAGAACTAAGTGAGCGAGTTAAGAAGCTTGCTATGCGACAACCATCTTGGCCGAAGGGGTTTAAACCACAAGGTCGAAAGTTCGAACGCCGAGGTGAAACTAGGTAAATGAAATGTGGGGTTATAGCTCAGTTGGGAGAGCGTCTGGTTTGCATCCAGAAGGTCGTGGGTTCGAACCCCTCTAACTCCACCATTTGGCCGGTATAGTTAAACGGTATAACAGTTGACTTGTAATCATCAGTTTGAGGTTCGATTCCTTGTACCGGCACCACTTTTAAAAGGAATACATTATGGCGACTAAAATATTAACTCTAACATTAATTGCACCAAATAGAAAATTGCCTAATAGTAAGATGCGGTGGATTGCACTTGCAATCGCACTTTTAGCTGTAATGTTTCTTGCATCAGGAAGTGTTGCTTCTCAGTGGGTGGGTTGGTCATTGTCCGTAGTCGCCTGTGCATTTTGGGCAAACTTTGCAAGATTAGATAAGGATACTCCACGAATGTTAATGGAGCTATTCTATCTTGGTGCATCTATTTGGGGAATATACAATTGGATATAGAAGTAGAACTTAAAGATAATATGGGAAGTGACTTGACTGTTGTTAATGCAGCTCGAGTATCTTTTGATAAAGAATCTACATGGGATGAAATTACACCAGCTGGTCAAGTTGAAGGTCTTCTTAGTTATAGCGATGAACGACTTATAAGCTATCTTGCAAAACATAATCATTGGAGTCCATTCGGTCATGCGTCAATGCAGTTTAGAATTAAAGCTCCTGTATTTGTTGCAAGACAATTAGTCAAACATCAAATTGGTTTAACGTGGAACGAAGTGTCTAGACGATATGTCAGTGATGACCCATCAATTTATTATCCAGAT